CGCCTCGGGGCGGCCGCGGGACGGGACGATGACGACGAGGTCACTCACGGCGGATCCAGAAGCCGGCCGGGTGGTGTGTCGTCGGCGACAGCCGCTCGAGGGCGATGTCGCGCGACCAGTCGGGGTTGCCCTCGAGGTGCTTCTCGATCGCGTCGAGCGGCGACCCGATCATGTCGCCGAGCCCGTGCGCGGTGCGGAGGGTCCGGGTGGCGTACCCGAAGATCCCGTCTTCGACGACGAGGTAGCAGCCCGGCGTCACCAGCGGCCCGTACAGTTCGATCTCCTTGGTGACGTGTGGGCCGGAGTGGTCGGCGTCGAGCGACACCATGCACCGGCGGCCGCGAACCATGCCCCGGATGTAGTCGCCGACGTCCGGATCAGACGAGTCGCCGGTGAGGCAGTCGACCTGGCCGCGCGAACCGTCGCCGAGGATGGTGCCCCTTTCGTGGGGCGTGATGTCCACGGTGATGACGTCGATCCCCTGCTCTGCGAACCACCGCGCAGACGCACCGGCGCGGGTGCCGGTTTCGACGATTACCTCAGGCTTGGTCGCCTCGATGATCTGCCGGTACCGCTCGAGGTCTTCGTCGAGCTTGAGCATCCCATCGGCCTTGACGTGCCGGTTGCTGGCGAGGGTCTCGAGGGACGCCTCGAGGTCCACGTGCACCGGCAGCGGTGAGCCTTCGGGTTTGTCGACTGCGGCCTGGACGTACCGCTGCCGGAAGTAGTCCTCCTCGGCGACCCACTGGTGCTTGTAGTGGCTGGTCTTGACCCGGGTGTCGACGAAGACCGGGAAGCCGAGCGCGCCCGCCCGGGCGCAGAACGACAGGTCCTCGGAGAACAACTGCTGCGTCGTCGGGTTCGGGAGCCGGTCGTACCAGGCCGGCCTGATCGTCCCGTCGGTGAACGCGTCGCGTATCTTCTCCAGGACGCTGCGGTGGATGAGGACGCACGCGGAGCCGGTGGCGTGGACCTGGGTGACGGTGTCGATCGGGTAGTCCCAGCGGACGGCGTAGCCGGACTGGTCGCCGACCGTGATCCAGTCGTAGATCGTCGGGGTGGGCTGGGTCCGCCAGCCGCCCATGCCGTCGGGCTCGTCTTCGCGCTGGGCGAAGCACAGCCCGCCGACGATCGGCCGTTCGGTCGGGTCGGCGGCCTCGAGGAGCAGTTCGAGGGCGTTGGGCTGGAAGCCCATGTCCGTGTCGAGCCAGAACAGCCAGTCGGCGGTGTAGTCCTCGAGGAACTCGTGGACGGCCTGGTTCCGGGCCTCGATGAGTCCACCGGTGCCGTACTTGATGGCCAGGTACCCGCCGGGCTTCTGCAGCCGGCCGTGGAGTCCGGCGTCGAACGCGACGAGGCCCATCATGCTGCGATGCCACGAGTAGGCGACTTGGTTCGACACGACGTAGGCGAGGACGACCGAGTCCCGAGCCTCACGCAGCGGCTTACTGTTCACCAACGCCACGGCCGGCTCGGGGCTCATGCCGCCCTCGACCAGGGCGCTGATGCCGTCAGCCACGGCGCGCGTTCCGGCGCTCGCCCGGCGCGGCGGTCGCGGTTTCGACCGGTCCGTCTTCCATGCCGGTCTGCGGGTCGTCGGAGAAGAACCCGGGCTGCTCGCGGACGACCTGCAGGCCGGCGCTGTACTTCTGTCCGCGATGGACGGTGAACGTGTCGCCGGTGGTGAGCGCGACGGTGGCCGTCTCGACGGCGTAGACGATGTTGCTCATTGCGGTGTTCCTTCCAGGTAGGCGGAAGCCCCGAACCACCTGGGGGGTTCGGGGCTTCCTTCCCTCGTCGATCAGGCGAGGGCGTCAGTGATGCGGTAGGTCTACTCGTAGCCGAGGTCGTTCAGCGCCTTCCGGGCCGCGTCGACCTGCTCGTCGGCAGACTTGATGTCGACCGCCGCGACGTCATACGCGGCCCGGTTCATGAGGGCGCCGTCGAGGACGGCCATCGCCTGGTGCACGGCAGGGTCGCCGGACTCGGACGCCCGGGCGAGCGCGCCAGCCTTCGGTGCGGGCTTCTCGAACGTCGTGGTTTTGGTCTCGGGCTTCGGTGGGTCGGTCACAGCCATTCGGGACTACTCCTTCTTACGTGTTGACCAGCAGGCGGAAGCCGAGGTCGTTCGCGGACGAGCCACCGATGCGGCTGTACGCGAACCACCCGCGCTGGCCGGTCGGCATGCCGTAGGCGGAACCGGCGGTGGCCTGCTGGAAGATCTGCGGGATGAGCTCGACGCTCATGCCGCCGCGGCGGGCGATGACGTAGTTGGAGAAGTCGCCGGCGATGACGTAGCCCTCGGTCGCCGAGGTCGTGGTGGTCAGCGACGGCATGTACGGCGACTCGTAGACGCCGCGGCTGAACAGCATCTCCACGGCACCCTCGGGCAGGGTGACGGTCGTCGCGTGGTAGACGTTCGCGGTACCGAGCTGCCGGATCGCGTTGTTCAGCGACACGTTCATGAGCCACGACGCGTTGCGGCGGTTGCGCTGCGGGACGGCCTGCCACAGGTTGTACGGGTCGGATGCGGAGATCGCGCCGACGTTCGTCGCCGCCCGCACGCGGACGTTGGTGTTCGCCGACAGGCAGGTGAGGATGCCCTTGGGTTCGCCGGTGCCGGAGCCGCGGGTGAACTTGTCGACGAGGAGCTCGTCGTAGCCGGCGGACAGCAGCGACTGCATCTCGGCGGCGAAGCCGGGGTAGTCCTGCCCGATCTCGATCGAGAACGGGATGAACCCGCGGGCCATGAACACGGTCACGGTCGGCTGGGCGAGGGTCGCCATGTCGTCGGAGACGGCGGCGGCCTCGGAGTCGAACGACCAGGAGACGCCGGCCGAGGAGACGCCCTTCCAGATGTTGGTGTTGACGTCGACCTGACGGGCGAGGTTCAGGAACGGGTTCCCGGAGCCCTGCGCGGTCATGATGATCGACGGGTCGATGAACACCGGGATGCCGAACCCGCCGGCGGTGGTCGTGCCCTCGGACGCGGCACGGTACTCCTGGAAGGCGCGGACCGCTTCGCGCTGCTCGTTGGTGAGCAGGCCAACGCCCTGCGGGTCGGTGACGAGCCGCATCCACGCCTCGCGGTAGTGCTCGTTCTCCGTCACGAGGACCCGGCGGGCGATGTGCGTGGATGAGCGGATCTGGTGTTCGACCTCGTCCTTCTCGTAGGGCTTGAGGTGCGCGGCGGCGAGCCGGTCGTCGAGGACGCGCAGCGCCCCGTCGCGGGCCTCGCCGACGGTGAGCCGGCGGACGTCGGCGTACGGGTCGTCGCGCTGGCCGCCGAGGCGGGAGTATTCGATGGCCTTGGGCCGCCGGTCGAGGACCTCCTTGACCTTCCGGTGCTCCTCGTACAGCGCCTCGGCGCGCTCATGGACGGCGAGGTGGATCTGCAGCGCCTTGTCCTCCTGCTCGCTGCGGGAGCGCAGCTCGCCGAGGTTGCCGTACATGAGGTCGCGGATCTGGGCCTTGGTGGTGTCGATGACGTCACGGATCTCGTCGGGCGTGCGGCCGGCGAGGTCTTCGAGGGTGAACGTCCGCTCGTTGTTGTCGGTCATTACTGCAGCACTCCTAGCGCGCGGAGCGCCCGCTCTTGCAGGCGCAGTTCGTCGGGTGACTGGGTTCGCTCGTGGCCACTGCTGGGCTCGTAGCCGTCGTCACCGCCACCCGCGCTCCGCGCGTCGAGGTCCACGGTGAAGTCCTTGGGGTCCACGGATCGCAGGTCGTGTGCGAGTTCGCGGAGGAGCGTCAGGTGCTCGTCTCGGCCGAGTTGGGCCAGGAGGGAGCGGACACTGACGGTGGTCTGGTCGTAGGCGGGGAAGACGACCGGACCGAGTTCGTGAACGTCGGCGTCGCCTACGGCGCGGAGGTCGATGTCGCCGGAGCGGCGGGTCCATTGGTCGCCGCCGTCGACCACGTTGAACCGGAACGACATGCCTTTGATCGCCTGCCCGGCGATTGCCTGCCGGACGGGCTCGACGACCGGATTGTCGAACAGGGTCGCACGGACGTGCAGGCCCCGGGAGTCCTCCGCCAGGTCCTGGATCGCGCCGATCGGCACGGCGCCGACCCG